GTGGAACGTGCCATGACAAAAGTCCTTATGCAAAAGTAACTCTATCAATCGTTGCATCGTCTGCTGGGGCAGTCCGATAGAGTCAATCACCCAGATGTTTGGAATATACACCATATTTCTACGATGTCAATAAAAAAGGGGGCTTGTGACCCCCTTTCTTTTAGTATGAACCTGAAGAGGCAAACATGCCTAAAGGATCAGACCAGCCGAAGCTGTAACGCTCACGAGCCTTGTAACGGACGTTACCGGTATCGAAGTCACCGTCCATGCTGTTTTGCAGCGGAGTACGGATAAAGTGCTTCAAACCGTTAGGTACGTCAGTTGTCAAGAACCAAGCGCTGGTGTCGGTCAAGTAATGGTTAATGGTGTATCCCTCTGGGATCGCGCCATTATTCTTGATCGCGTTGATGTCGTTGTTGTTAGTACCAACGCGGAGGCTGGTTTCTAACAGACGAGTAGCAACGAATTGCAGTGCTGGTGGGATGATCAACTTCTTAGGCTTAGCAGCAATCAACAGTCCACGCTCATCAGTCCAAGCAGCGATTTGAATAACGGCGGCTTCCAAAGAAGTCTCGTTCAAGTCGGTTTGGGTAGATGGAGTGTTGCTGTTGGTGCCACCAGAAACCAAAGGATGAGCAGTAGAGAACAATGCTTGGCCGTCGCCGCCTGTATACAGGGAAGAGAAGCCATTGTTCAACACGGCAGCAGCTTTGATTTGCTTGGTGTAAGCCATAGCACGAGCCAAACCTTTGGTGTAGCGAGCAGACAAGCTGTCGTACAAGTTATCTTCAATCGCTTCTTCAGTGATTGAGAAACCCAAAGCAATGGTTTCGTGGTTGTAGCGAGTTGTCCATGCCTCTTGAGCATTGTCATAAGCGATGGCAGAGCCTTCGTTTTTGACTGGTGCGGCAGAGAAGCCAGACAGTTTAGTTTCCTCTTCGAATGAACGCTCAGAGGTTTCGGTTTCATAAATCTCTTTATGTTCCTCACCATAACGGGCGTACTCGAGACCGAACAATGCGTTCAAGCCGGGAAGGAGTTCTTTAAGTAGTTGTGCGCGTGAAATAGCCATTTTAAATTACTCCTTAAGCAATGCTTGTGGCAGCGTAATACTGGTGTTGACCGAAGTTCAACTTAACCAGCAACTCTGGGTACTGTGCGAACACAATGGTCGAGCTAGCAGCAAAAGCGGCTACAGGAGCTTGGTTCAAGATGAACGATGTTGCGCCAGCAGAAGCTGCTGTATCAACAAACGAACCCGAAGGGATGTACTGACCGTTAGAAGCAAGTGAACCAACGTCTGTACCAACAGGCAATGCGAAAGGCAAAGCAGAGCAGGTAACAGTAGCGGTAGAAATGCTAGTGTAGGTAACAGAACCCAAGGTGACAACGGTGTCAGGCACTAAGCCCAAAACACGGATTGGCAACGCATCGGTAGTAACAGGTGTGTTACTAGGAGCCAACAAAGCGTTAGCAGAGTCGCCAGTGTTCACGTTACCAGTGTTGTTGATCATGGCCAAGTTTTGACCAATCATGGCGCGAGCGCCAGAAGCAACAGCAGTAGTAGCAGAACAAACGACAGCCTTGAACACTGTGTCAGGATCATCACAAACGATAGCAACTGCATCACCAGCCGTAGTTCCAGCGGGCCAGTATTGAGCAAATTGCTTTTGTTTGGTGGTTGGGTTTGTATAAGAACAACCCAAGAAGACACCTGTAACAGTACCAAGAGTACCAGTTTCTACGGTTAAGCGCTGCACATTACCACGGGTCAATCCAACGATATCGCCATAGAAAATGCTAGTCGCATATCCGTAAGGGATCGGGTATTCACGGGTAGAACCCGCAAACACTTGACCACCGATCAAATTGATCGGCTTTAGCCCGTATGGGGCGTTAACAACGGGATAAGCCATTTAAGACTCCTTTAAAAAATTTAAGTACCAGAACCAAATGTCACTTTTGTCGATTTCTCAGAGAACTTCGACATCCGTGGATCACTGTCTCTCATGAAGTTGTTATCTACAGACTCCATCGTAGCTTTATTGATGTTCGAGAAGTGAGCCTCTCGTTGTTTCAAAAACTCCGTCGGAATACTACAGAGAACCAAACCGGGTGCCTCAATGCCTCCAGCAAAGCGACCATCGGTAGCAGCGTGCATAGAAAGTTCAGGATATTCCTCCGCTTTCACGGGTTCATAACCTTCCTTAAACTTGCCAGAGATGTTTTGGACATCAGGAACACCCAACATGCTGGTTCTTACCCAGCGGTGAGAAATTCCCGGACGCGGATTAGGCGACGGTAGGGTTTCGGGAGCTTGCCACGAAGTTTGACGCGGTGCGCGTGTCACTGGGGTGTCTAACTCTCTAGCCAAACGATTTTGCTTTTCAGCTTTTTCAGTTTTTACCTGTTCCATTTTTAACCTCTTTTAAGTTGTGCAACCTGTTTCGCATATTCTTCAATCGGAACCCCAAGACGACGCGCAATGGCGGCTTCGGATGCCTTTAACTTTATGCGGTTAGGCGGGGTACTACGTGAGGCCGGAGCCACAACACTAGTGAATTTTTGTGCACGGCGTGGGGGTTCATCATCCTCATCGACCGGTTCTGATACTCTTTTCTTTGGAGGCGGTGTATCTTCCTCTTCGCTCTGAACATCTTCAAAATGTTCAGGAAATCTTTTGCGCATCGTTTTATCGATGGTTTCGAAGTACTTCTCAGTACCTACATAGTCAGGACCATACAACTTTTGTAACTTCCTGTCAATACCCATCGCAGCCATAGTCATCTCATCATCAATTCCCCACCAATCATTGTTGGAATTTACCCACTTTTGAGTGCGGGGGTTAAGCTGAGATGCTTCTGGTTTTGCCGGAGTGTACTCCTTTTCTTCTACTTCTATTGGCTTCATCCCTTGGGCTCTATCCAATTTCAAAGTAGCTTGGGCAATTTCTGCTTGGGCATCGGTAATAGCGTCTACATCGCCGTTCTCATACGCTTCCTTGTACTTTTTCTTGGCGTTTGCCAATTCCATGTCCGCAGAAGTCTGAGACTGCTCAATGAATGCTTTACTACCATGTGATAGCTGCTGTTGAAGACGTTTGTTTTCTTCAAACACTTGTTTAGCAAAGGCTTCCGCCGCTTCGCGTTCGCGTAGGGCTTCTTCTTTTGCACGGCGTTCATCGTGGTAACCACGGGTGAACTTCTTGATACGCGCCTGTACCTTCTCGTCGTACGAATTAAGTTCGTCTTCTGTTGGGTCTTCAGGTGGGCCTTCGGGGTCTGGACGGCGACGTCTGTCTTCCTTGGGGGTATCGTCTTCAATTTCTACTTCAAACTTGTCGTCTTCAGCAGCAATATCCTTATCAGGATCGGGTAGTTCAAACTCAGGTAATGCCATGATTTATCCTTATGCAGCACGGGTAATTCCGCGCGGGTCTTCAACAACGGCCTCGACTGAGGTATCCGCAATCAAGCGGAACTCACGACCGTGAATCTTCAAGCGGGTGCCTGAATTGGGGCGGACGACAACGAAGTCGCCAACTTTGCAACTAGCGCCGCTCGGAAAGCGGGTAGTGTCTGAATAGCAATCTGGTCCCATCTTCACTACAAACAGTACTGGGGTCAGCACTTCTTCGTAGTACATGGTTTTACTATCTTTAATCAATCCAACTTCACTATCTGAATACTCTTCCATCGCTTCGGGAACGACAGTCAGCATGTAATAGGTAGATGGATCGGGCAACTGCTTTGCCTTCTCTTCGTTATTCTTGTTCAGAATACCGGACAGGTCTACAGCGGAAACATCAAACTCACTCATCGGAATACTCCATTTTCTGCACGAGGTCTTTGACAAGTTGTTCTGCATGAGTCAGACCCCGGATGACCCCGCAGACATGCCGATACTCGGCAAAGTCTTTTGCACCTCCTCCTGCGAGGAAGGAAACTTGATCGCCACGGAGTTTGTCAATCTCCTTGGCTAAGTATTGAAACGCTTGATTACTCATCTATTCTCCTTTTTAGGAGTTTGTTTTTGTTGCTGGCGCTGTTGACTCTGCACAGCCATCTGCGCTCTATGCTTGGCGGCATCAATCCCCATACGCACGCCTTCAATTTCTTGTTGTTTAGCAAGCTGATCTTTTTTACCTGCTGCTGTAGCACTGACCTGCATAGCTGCGATCTGCATCTGCGCTTCAATCCGAGACTTCTCAATCTCCAACTGGTCGGCTTTAGCTGCGGCATCAATCTGTTGTTTTTGCTGCTTCAACTGGAACTCCTGCATCTTCAACTGCAACTCTTGCTGCTGCATCTGGATGATCGGGTCTTGCATCTGTTGCTGGTTCTGTTGTTGCTGTGCTTGCTGTTGATCGCGTTGTAACAACTGTGATGAAGCCTTGGCAGTAGCCATCGCAATCTGGTCCGCCATCTCTGGGGCCATGTGCTTGTTCTGCTCTTCACCGGGCAAAGGCACACCAATCTGCATCTCTACCTGTTTACGATACTCGAACGCAATGTGCTCGTTGATGTGCGCCATAGCTGCTGCCATGATCGCTTGAGCTTGTGGGTTCATCTGCATCAACTGCTGAATCTTCGGATTCTGTATAGCAGACATGTGCGTCTGAATATGAGCTTCGTGGTTCTGCTCGATGAACGCCTTGACCGGTTTGCCAGTCAACAAGTTCTGATTCTCTTGTACTGGATCAGTCGGTATTTGATCGTCCTCAACAGGGACCAATTTGTTAGCATTCTTAATACCCAACACCTCAATCATCTGACGGTGTAGAAGCGGTAAGTTGTACAACTGCGGTGCTGTTTGTGCTAACTGTAGTACAGCTTGATACTGCACGATCTTCTGCGCCATAGTCGCGGCGTTTGGATCGCTAACAGGGATCACATCTGTTGAGTCGTAGTCAGACTTCTTAGCCTTGCGACCTGCGTCTTCTGGCTCGTAGTCATACTCTTCAGGTGTGTAGTCAGCAATGATCACCTTGAGTAACTTGAACTCCTGCTTCATCGCATAGTGCAAGCGAGCCTGCACAGCCGTCATCACCTTCAGAGTTCTCTCTAGTAGGGCTAGTGTTGTACCAACAGGAGCGTTTGTGCTCATGTCAGAGACGTTCATATCTCCACTCGATGCAAAGGCGCGGCCTTCTTGCACGATCTGCTGGAACAGCGCCATCAATACTTGTGATGGCTCCTTGTATGGAAGCGGTAAGATGTTGTCACGGATACTTCCGGAAGGGACATCTACGTCCCTGAATTCTCCGGGTTGAATGGGCGTGTCATCACCTTTAATCCGAAGTCCTCTTGATTTAAGTCCGCCGGGGAGATTAGATAGAGTGCCCGCGTCAACAAGTTGGCGGATGAGCATCGTTGCTGATTTCGCGTAGCCTCCGATAAGGTGGATAAGACCGTAACCATAGAAGCCAAAACCGGGGATGTATTGGTAGTGGACAAAGTGTTGTCGCTTTGTGTGGAGGATGTCGTCTTCATACCAATTTCTCCTGATAGCGAGGATAGTGCGTGAGGTCTTCTCTATGGTAACAACATACGGCAGAGCGATGCCTGTCTCACGACCTTTTTTATCAGTGTGCTCAAAGCCAACCAAGTCTAAGTTGACGTGCATCTCGAGGATACGGAAGCGATCATCCTGCGTCGCAGACATGCCTGTCTCTTCAGCTTTCTGCTTCTCAATATCATCTAACTCATAGCCGGGCTCACCCAAATCTACATCACAGTAAAAGCCTGCTTCTTGCAGTTTGATAATCTCGTTCTCAGTCTTACGCATCACATGCGTAACCCGCTCGGCGTCCTCAATACTTGACGCGCCATACGGCACAACAATATCTTCTGCCGGGATAAACACCGCTACTTGACGACCCTTACCCGGATCGAAGTAAACTTTCTTGAACGCACTACCTGCCAAGGGCAAAGACCACAAGAGCTTCTCATGCTCAGGTCTGTACTCCGTCATCACATCTGTGAGTTGGTAATTCATGTCCTCGCGTACGCGGGCGGCTGCTTCTTCACGCAGCAGGTCAATGGCTCCAACAATCTGGGTCTTTACAGGACCCATCGCTGGGAACGTCTCCATCATTGCTTCACTCTGAAACCTAACTACAGACTCTGTGAGCATCGGGTGAAACACGCCACACGCGCCCTGCCACGGCTCGGTGCGCTCCTCGTACTGCAAGCCCAACAACTTCAGGCCATCAACGTATGTTTTGATCCAATCTTTGCGGTCATTGATGTCTTTGCCAAAGTCTTCAACTAATTCTTGGCCAAGCGAGTCCAACTCATCGTCGTCCATGTATTCAGCTAGATTGGCATCAAACGTATCAGCCGTCTTTTTTTCTGGCTTTAAGTTGATCTCGATACCATCCAGACCAATGTTCACTTCTTCGGGGTCTTCAATCTCAATCTCAATCTCAATGTCCGGCGCACCCTCTGGAATAAGTTCTTCAAGCCCTTGAGGTGCTGCGTATAAGCCTTTACTGATTGCCATGATGTGTCCTTAAACTGTATAGAACCGCTCTCGGCGGTGACCTTTGAAATACCGAATGTCTTCAGGCTCGTCGCTGGGTAAGCGA